TCGCATCCAGATCGAGGCTAGGTCCTGATGATGTAATTCACAATAAGATAGGGAGGCATCAGGCTGAACGAATCGCCATTCCCAGCTGGGCTGATGGACTGGTAATGCATGGAATAGGCCCCACCATTGCCCATGTTGCCTCCACGGTCGCCCCCACTGGGAACGGCCATCACGGAATTGCCATCCGTGGGATTCAGATCATGCGTGTGTGCAATCAAAGCGGAGCTGGTTTCATCACCGCCGGTATCGCCCAAAGACCGGTTGCTGAGCCCCGCACCATGACCCGACGAAAGCGGGAACCGCCCACGCAAATCCGGGAGGTTGAAGGTGGTGCTGCCATCGCCCGATCCATAGGTGGTCCCAATCGCCGCAAATAAGCCCGCGTATGGAGCCCTCGGGACGGTGGAACCATCGCACATGAGGTATCCGCTCGGCACCGAGGATCCAGCGAAAGGCTGGATGATTCCCGGAGGAAGGGCCATCGCCGCCTGCAGTCCCGTGATGTCCTGGATACTGTGCTGATGGGCACTGGGTGGAAATTCAGAGGGCTTGTTCTGGACCGCGCTCCATTCGGGGGTGATGTCCGCGAGCTTGATGTAGCTGGCGAGATCGGTCTTGCTGCCGGTACCGGTGTAGACCCATCGGTAGCCATCCGTGGTGGTGACCAGGGTTCCCTGATCGATCTGGGCCTGCTGGTCCGGCGTCAGAGCCGTGAGATCCCCTGAACTTGGGATCTGCTTCTGCGACGGCAGAATCGGAATCCGTGCGGGGTCCAGAACACCGCTGACGATGGCCCCGGCGTCGTGCTGATGCACGAGAGGGGCCTTTCCCGTGAGGGCCTCGACCACGGACTGCAGCTGATTGCTGAGGTAGGCCGCGCGGTTGACCAGGGCCTGCGCCTGACGGTTCATCACGCCACCTGGGCCACCCTGGGCAGGATCGGTGACTTCAAGCTGGTAGACATCATCCCAGCCTGGGGTTTCTCGCAGATTGGCCATGGGGATTCCTGGACGTGAGGGTTATGAAAAACGCGAAAAGGTACGGCGGCGACGGATGGCGTTCACTTGGGCGCGCTTCACGCTCTCGATCTGTTCGACCCGGAACGATTCCGAGACGGAGGAATGACCCGGCCCGACCAGGCGCAGGTGGAGCGGGCGCTGGAGGTGGAATACCTCCGTCACCTCGGAGAGTTTCAGGTTCAGGTCGTAATCATCCGCATAGTCGAGGGAAGGGTCGAACCCGCCTACCAACTCGTAGAGGTCCCGCCTGAAAACAACCAGGTGGAAGATGATTCCATAGGAGAGCACCCGATCTCTGCTGTAGCGAATGCTGTTGGCCGGATCCGGGCAGCGTGTCCCGTCAGGGGACACATTGAGGCGATCCGTGTAGAGGACCCCCGATTCGGAGTGAAGCGCCAAGGCCTGGAGTGATTCCGCAAGTGCTGTCGGCAATAGGGTGTCGTCGCTATCCAGGACCGCCACCCATTCGCCGGATCCAGCCCTGACGCCAGTATCTTTTACGATGGAAGGGTTTCCCGTGTGCTCAATTCGGAGGAACGAAACGCGCTGATCGCCCGCTGCGGCAGCCTTCGCCGCTTCGAGGGAGCCATCCGTTGAGCCATCGTCCACGACAATCAGCTCAAAATCCCGGTGGGTTTGCGCAAGGACAGACGCCACCGCTTTTCCCACCAAGTGAGCCCGATCCCAGACGGGGATAACGACCGTAATCATGAGGGTACCACCTCCTCCGTGAGCCACCCCTCGGCAATCAGGGTGTCCGTGTATGGGTGGGCCTCGGGGAGTCCTGGGTCATGACCCGGGAAGAGTCGAAACTCCCCTCCGGGGATCGTCATACCGGACCCGACAGGGATGGGGTTCAACGTCGCGCTTGCCAGGGGGCCGATGTAGCGCTGGTTCATGCAGGTCTTCCTTTCGTATCAAGGGTCCAGGTGCATTCGAGGACCAGACCAGAGGTCTTGGTGATGGGGGCGCGGGTAACGCTGACCAGCTCGATTCCTTCCGCCGTGAACAGCGCGAAGGTGTCGAGCAGCTCGCCATTGGCGGTGAGGGCGTCGATCTCGAAGCGGACGGCCACCCAGCCCGCCTGGGCTTGGGAATCATCCACAGAGGCGATGGGGATGACATGTGCCAAAGCGCCCGCACCAAAGCGCACCTCGGTGATCTCCTGCAGGTCAATCCCGCAGAGGGTGATGGAGCCGTTCAGCTTCCAGGAACCATCCAGGACGCCCCCATGAAGATGGCTGGTGAACGAGAGGGTGAAGGCGATGCCCTCCAGATGGCAGCGAAGGGGCTTCCAGGCGTTGATGACGCGGGTGATGAGGGCCAGGTTCTCTGGAGTGACCGGCTTTTCTGGAAGCGGCTGGACCGCCCGGAATCGCGCCCAGCTGTTCAACTGGTCGAGCCCCACCGCCCCGTCCAGGATCCACGAGCCGTCGAGGGTGCGGGGCAAAAGCCCCTCCTCGAAGGCCATGCCCGGCCAGCCGGACAGGGCCAGCGCCCGCTTGATGGACCAGGGAGTGCCTCGGGCCTTGGCGAGGGCCAGAGCCTCTTTCAGGAGCGCTCGGCGCTCGTCGTCCGTGGCGGCGAGCAGCCAGCCGGGGTCGGTCATCAATCCGGCCTGACAGGCCAGGGCCGGAAGCGCGGCCGCCGGGGCCTGATCGATCCAGGTGACCCAGACCTGCGCCAGGTCGATCTGGGAAGCCGAGCTGCAGAGCTGCAGGAAAGCCAGCCCCCGCGCGTCCTGCAGGGAGGGCGGAAGGAGGGCCGCGTCAATCATCGGCCACCCCCGTGATGGTGAGGGCGATGCCGGTGCAGAAGGCCCATTGGCTGGCACCCAGCACTTGGTTTGTCCAACCCACGAGCTGCACTTGATAGATCCCATCCACGGACAGGGCCTTGATGAGCTGGCTGTCCACCAGATCCCGCCCCAGGCCCGCCTGGCGATCTTGGCGGTAGGCCTCGGCAGCGGCTTGGGCCGCCGTCAGGGTGGCCGTCGCATCGGCACTCGATAAGATCGTCAGGTTCGCCTGGATGGCAAAGGGAGCCTGGATCGGCGCGAACACTTCCACCGTATCGCACAGAGGGCGGACGGTCTCCGCAGAGAGGGCGGTCTGGATCAGGGCGAGGACATCCTGGGACGGCATTCCCGTGGCGAGCAGCACGTACACCACCACCACGCCGGGCCGGGCCTCCTCCACGGTCACGTCGAGGATGTCCGGATGGGTGGCAAAGGCCAGGGCGCGATAGGCTCCGCTTGGACCTGCCACCGAAAAACGGCTCGGGGCGTCCAGGATGCGCTGCCGGTAGTGATCGTCGTCTTCGGGATCCGTGCCGCCGCCGGTTGTGGTGATGTTCATGACGCTGGCAATGGCGGGCAGCAGATCCATGGGGTTGCAGACGTCCCCCGGCTGGTAGCCGTTGCCCAGGCTTCCCGGCGTCTGGCACTGGGCCGCCACGTCGCCCTGAGTGCTTCCTGTCGGGATCACCAGGGCCTGGGAGGTGACGAAGATGGCCTTGGCGTCCTTGGTCTGGACCTGATAGCCCGCCTGGATCGGCGTATCCGAGACCAGCCCAGAAGGCAGCGTGAACCGCAACGTGGTCAAGGCCGGGAGGGCACCCAGACGGGGCGTGGCCATTTCGACGCCCCGGTGGTCCAGGGCCACACTGGAGGCGTAGAGCACCAACTGCTGCAGGCAGGCCTGCTGGAGCGCGTTCCGGTTCAAGGTGGTCAGGTAGGCCAGAAGGCTGATGAACAGGCGCTCGTACTGGGCCGGATAGAGCGTCCGGCCCGTCAGGGCCTCATATTGGCTCACCAGGTCCGCCGTGATCCGAGCGGGATCCAGGTCGGTGAACTGGGGCAAGGGAAGCACCGGCAGCGTCATGGGTTGCTCCCCAGGAGGATGAGCTGCCCGATCTCCGCGCTGCTGCCCTTGGGAACCCAGACGACGGAGAGGATCACGGCGCCCAGGCGGACCGGCGTAACGCCCACGCGGAGCACATCGATGCGGGGCTCCCAGGTCCGGAGGGCCTGAAACACCGACTGGATCATCCGGGGAATCGCGGTCGTGAGGGGCCGGTCCAGCTGGCTGAGGACGTCACATCCTAGATCCGGCTGACCTGGCAGGCTGCCCAGGGGCGTTTGGACGATCAGGGAGACGCACTGCGCGATCTCGTCCAGGCCCGTGACGGCTTCCCCCGCTTGGCCGAAGGCGAGCTGCCAGTAGGGCGTGGAAGGTGCGGGAGCCGATGCCATGATGGAACTCTCGCGCGTGCGAAAATACCGCCAAACCAAAGGGCTTTGGGAATTCTCAAGGAACGGGCTGGGCCATGCCGCCCGTGACCGGATGGGAGTGGTGGGCGCTGTTACTGCCATCCGCGAGCACATCTCCCGTGGCCTGGATGTTCCCCTGCACCTCCAGATCCCCATCGAGCACCAGTTTTCCGGTGAGGTTGAACGTGGTGCAGGTCACCTTCACCTGTCGGGGCGCCTCGATGGTGAGCGCATGGGTGCCGGGATCGTACTGGATCCGGGTCCCGTCCTCGAATTGGAGAAACCGGATCATGGGATCCGTGACCGGTGGAATGTCCTGGATGGAAGGCAGGCAGCCCAGGACCACGGCGTCGTCCAGGTCCAGGCCGGGGATCAGGGCCACCTGGCTGCCCTTCCGGGGAAGCGCCATGTCCCAGGCGCCATGAGCCAGGGACTGGAGGACCGGCAGCCAGTCCGTGACGATGCCATGCTCCGGCAGGCGCACCTTGACGTAGCCCCGCCCGTCCACCGCTTCGACCAGGCCCTTGAGATGGCTCATTTCAGCACCTTCCGGATCGTGATTTCCGTGGTGTAGCCCTGGTCCACGTTCAGCGTGTGGCGGCTGTGAAGCACGATCCATGCGCCGCCATTGGCGCCCCAGCCATCCACGCCATCCGCTGGCAAGGTGACCGTGACGCCGGATCGCAGCCTCGGCTCGCCGTCGCAGGTGAGCGTGGCTTCGTGCTCGTAGGTTTTCGAGGAGCGGAGAGCACGCCTGGCGTGGATCTCCACGTTCGCCCGGCCGCCCCGGAGCCGGTGCCGGAGCTGCTGGGACCGTCCCCAGAGGCCCGGCACGGTCTTCTTCAGCAGCCCGTCGAAGACCTCGTCCGGGGCCACCTTCACTTCGAACTCGACCAGATCCTTGAGGGAACTATCGAAGTAGCGCGTGTAGCTGCCCCGTGAGCCCGGCTGGATCTTGTCGCGGAAGCGATAACGGGTGCAGGAGGATCGCCCCAGTTCGTAAACAGGCGGGCGCTGCTCCAGGGACTCGGCCTTCAGGAGCAGCAGAACGGCGGGCGTCCCCTGCTTGTCCCCCTTGAGGCTGCATACCAGGCCATAGTCCTTAGCCAGGCGCTTGAGGAAAGCCAGATCGGACTCGTCGTGCTGGGTCATCCGCCTGAGGACGATGCCGCTCGCATCCGTGGAGACGGCCAGGCCGTGCTTGGCGGCGATGGACCGCGCAATCTGATCCAGGGTCACCCCTTCCCAGGCGTAGCTGACCTGGTCGTGGATCCGGCTGCTGGGCACGTTTCCCAGGCAGCGCAGGCGGACCAGGTCCGGAGGGCCGTTTACCTCGATCTCATCAATCTCGAAGCCCTGGCCGCTCTCGAAGCGGTTGTCTGCCCGCTGGCCGAAGCGAAAACTCAGGGCCGCGCCGCGCCTGGGTGCCAGCGGTCCCTGGAACAGCCGCTGGCGATCCTCAAGCTCCACCTCCAGGGCGTCGGGCTCCTCCCCGTGCAGATGATCCACGTAAACGAGCTGGTGCAGGTAGGGCGTGACGATGGCGGAGAGATCCTGACCCTCGTAGATCACCTCTGCGTGGGCTTCCGCGACAAGGTTCACAGCCACGGATACACCTCGCTGTCCGAGGTGGCAGCTGGGGTCGGGTTCAGCGCGGCTTCATCCAGGATGGGAATCTGGAGAGTCATCCCCGCCGGGAGCAAGGGCGTGAACGGCACGCCGGGATTGGCCTGGAGTAGGAAGCCATAGGCCGTGGCATCGCCGTAGTAGCGCAGGGCTAAGGCGTCCCATCGGTCCCCGGCGCAGCTCTGATGCGTGAGGCATTCGGCCATCAGGGACCTCCCGGCACGATCTGGCGGGTGGTGGGGTCATAGTGGCTCTGAGCGCTGGAAGCGGGTGCGGTGCCGGATTTTGTGCGGACGGCGGGTGCGGCCTTGCCCATCACCAGCTTCGGATCGCCCACCCACTCCAGCAGCTCCACACTGACATCCACGGACGCGATCCCGCCGTCCGGCAGGAGGCGCGTGACCTGGCGGGAGATCCTCGGGATCACGAAGGAACCA